TTTATTTAAAGAGTCTAATTGACCTTTTAATTCATCATACTTAATTTTAGCATCTTCTTGTGAAATCTTACCTTCATTAAGATCTGTAAATAACTGATTGAAATTGTCATTAACAGTGCCAATCTGATTGTATTTAGGCTCTAAATCATTGAAGAAATTACCCCAAGGCTTATCCAACTTCATCCTACCTAACTTCATTAGTTTGGCATCAGTTCTAGTCTTTATAGCCTTGTTCTCAAACTCCCTTAAAAATCTATCCTCCTCAGCAAAATCAAAGTCTTTCTTTATAGCAATCCTTCCATTCATCATCGCATACTGATCAGTACCAGTAGGTCTTCTTCTCAAAACTCCGTTAGCATCAGCAAACACCTCGTATCTTAAATCAGGATCAGAAGCCCTGCGATTCATTATCTCCTCATACTTTTCTACCTCCTCTTTATCTTTACCAGTTGACTTTAATGAGTTTAAATAGTCTTGAGTTATTTGATCTTCTACACTTATAACAGCGTTAGATAATTGATCATACATTTCAGCATCTTCAGGACTTAAATCAGTAACCTGAAAATTAGGGCCATATTTTTTCTGTAAATCTTTTTTGAAATCAGACAATGTCTTTAAAGCATCGTCATAATTAAATTCAGATAATTTATCTTTATTCTTATCGTAATAATCTAAGAAGAAATCAACATTACCTCTACCTGCTATTTCAGTAGCAGTAACTCTTTTTTCAATGTCTTGTTTAGCCTGCTGAACAGTCTCGTATTTCTTTTTTTCAGAATCGGACAACTTTGATGTATCATAAAGACTAGAGCCTGACTGCTCTAATTCAGCAGCCTTTCTTAATTCCTCTGGAGCTAAATCACTTTCAGTAGGATATCTTGGTGTAGGGTTAGCCTTATACCACTCTTCTAATCTCTTAGTGGCACTAATACTTTCATCTTCCCATCTCTCCTTAGCCTTGACCGGAATCTTTTCAATCTGAGGTTCTGGTTGTTTTTCTATACCAAAACCTTGCTCTTCTTGAAACCTATTAAAATCAGCAAACCCTCTATTTTTTTTCCAATCAGCCCTTTTATATTCTTCAACTGTATTCCACCCCATTTCTTTTGCTCTACGCAAAAGCTCATCTTGGGAATTGCTTGAGCCACTGCCAGGTTGGGTTTGACCGTAACCACTCTGCGATTGGTCTTTTTTTTTTACTTTACCCGAAAACTCTTCAGGACTTAATGTAAATTGAGAGCCATATTGACCTTGCAAATAACCATACAATCCATTAACATATTCTGGGTCATTATTCAATTTCTCTTGGAACTGCTGTTCATTTAATTGAAATTCAGATCCGTATTGACCTTGTAAATATTTATGTAGTCCTGTAACGTATTCGTTATTCATTCTAAATTATATTTAATTTCCGTTTGGATTCCAACCTTTTTTACTCTGAGTATTAACTGAGCTACCACCTGATGTTCCTGGCATTTTTAACTTTTCAGCACTTGCAACAGCCTCAATACTTGGGATTCCATAAAGTTCCATAGATGCAATATTCAAATCATAAGGAACTATAGCATCTTCTAATTTATAAAACTTAATTGTGTTTCCTATTCTTTTATAATCAACATCATTTGGATTTACTCCAGTTTCTGTTGAGTATTGCGCTATTACTGCCTCTTCAGATTCTCCTGGTTTTATTTCTTTAGAACTAGCTTCCTTAGACTCTTTACCAAATATGTACCAACCCGGTTCATTACCTCCTGATACTTGTCCAGGTCCTAAGTATTCCATATAATAAGGAATTATATTTTTATTTCCAGAATATCTACTTTGCAATACCCTTGATTCAACACCACCACCTTGACCGTCACCCAATGCAATCTTTCTCATTTCATCTTGAGGGAATCCTTTAATCGGTTGAGCTGCAAACTTAGTTTTTTCTTTCGGAGTAGTTCCGCCTCCACCACCACCTCTGTAAGTAGGAGGAGTCTTATCAAATTCCATCTTAGGTCTAACATCTTGCTCGATTAATTCAATCATCTTAGCCTGATCTTCAGTACCTTCAACACCTGCAACTTGTTCAGAATCTATTCTACCAGTCCTAACATACTGATCGTAAATCTTTTTCTTTTCAGGCATTGTCAATGAGTCCCAGTAGCTGTTAACACTGCTCTTAAATTCCTTCTCATCTGTAGCCTTTAAGTATCCTGTCTTGTCTTTTGATTGTGGCAAGAAGTTACCTTCTATGTATTTATCAACAACATTGATAGGACCTATCTTTTTTTGCCAAGAATTTAAAATTGGTTCAGCAGCCTCAATACCACCATCCTCTTTCTCATAAGCCTTACTAACTTCTGATTCAAAAGCGTCCACATCTTCTCTTGAATATAGTTCAGGATGAGCAGACATCTCAGCCATTATCTGAGAATACTTAGTGAAGTTCTTCTCATTTATAGACGCTCTATTTTTAATAGCCCTTTGAGCTTCGTTAATGCTCTTATAAAACTCTTTTGTCAATGGCTTTCCTTGCGCTCTATATTCAGAAATTTGGTCTCCGTAGTTGTTGATAAGATTGTTTAATTCTAAATTTGCATTAGCCCACTTAGGATCAACACTATCAACCTTAGATAGAAAATCATCCAATCTCTCTTGTCTTTCCTTTTCATTTTCTACATCTCTCGCTAAAGACTTCTCTCGCATAGCGATAGCCTTGTTCATGTAATCTTGAGATATAGCAAAAGGATTTGGAGTGTTTAAATTAAACACCTCAGATGAATTTGTTCCTGCTCCTATTCCTAAATTTAATACTTCTGCCATAGTTGATATTTTACATACTTCTAAGTAGGATAGATGCCCATTGAGGATCTTTCATTATATCTACATAATTAGGACCTGTATTCATTAATCCTAATTGAGTTTTAGGACCTGTAATAGGACTCATCCCCATACCTTGCATAGGAGTAAATGATTTTGATATAGGACTCATACCTTTACCTTGTATTGATGGTAAAGCATCAGGCTCAATAGCTCTTTTTTCTTCCCCCATTCCACCATAAATCTTATCTAATCTTGCCATTTCATTTGCTTGTTCCTTATCTAACATATCCATTTGTCCTTGATAAGAAAAAGCTTGATTCGCTGTACCTGCTAGACCTTGAATACCTGCCGCAACATTTTGAGTTCCTGCACCTGCTTGTTGTTGAAGCCTTTGTAACTTCTCATAGTAACCTTGCTGCTTATCATAAAAAGCCTTATCCTTCTCAGCAGAAACATTCATTAATTGATCTTGAAGACCTCTTAAATTCTGAAGATATTGCTGATTAGCTTGTATTCCTAAACCAACCTTGCTTTGAGCATTGTCAGCATAAGTAGCAGCAATAGCAGCCATTCTATCAGCAGCAGATCCACCTGATCTATTTATCTGATTAACTGCATTAGCAGCAGAAGCATCCATCTGAGCCTCCATATCACCTTGTCCAGGCAAATTCCTGTTTGAAGCTAAAGATTGAGCAACACCTAATGACTTATAAACCTCTGGGTTTACTTGATACTCAGGTCTCTGAAGACCTTTTAATTCTTTCTGAGCCTTAGCTCCTTGAATAGCTCCAAATGCCGTTTGACCTACTGAAAGGCCGGCATTTACAAGCATCATTGCGGTCATTGGATCTATCATATCACCTGCAAATTAAATATTTTTTTATCAATTTTCCTAAAAAAGTTTTCACTTTATATCATCGCCTCGCTTGGTACATAGCTGCACTTCACGTCAAACAATATCGCTTTCTCATTACCTGTGTACTCAATGTTATGAATAATAGCATACCCTCTAAGCTCCCTTCCGTTTATCAAAGCCTTATCAGCAGTATTCTGACTTGGTTTAGAGGCTATGATATTCGTCATATCTCTCAAGTATGCAGACCACCAGTACCCTTCCTTCAACTTGAAGTTGTTAGAATATAGCTTAGACTCCATTACCGGATACGAAGCGTTACCCTTTGTTGAAACCTTTGTCAAGTCGAATAGCTTATTAGAACGTAGTCCAATACTAAGAGGACGCTTGATGATTATAGGGTTCTGATTAAGAACAAACTCAACAGACATTGTTTTCTGCTCTCCGTAGAAGTTAAGCTCATTTGCAGTACCATCCTCTAAGAAAGCCATGTTGTGTTCGTACAAATCATCTCTCTTGAACGTAAACACATTGATACCAAGAGTTTCAGCCCAATACAAGTCGTAGTCTACAAAGGTCTTCCATCTATCCTCTAAGTAGTCAAAAACAGGAGCTTCGTTACTATCATATTGGTAATATATTCTGTTTCCAGAAATTACAGCAGGCTTGTCAACAGGGTAGAAATACTTAACAAAGTTTAATGTGTACTCAGTGTTCTGCTCATCAACAAACGCAATAGGCTCGTATTTAGATTGGTACATTCTTCCAAACACATCCTTTTGTTCAACCTTACTAATCTCCATTGTTTTGTTGGTTAGGTAGTAGTTGAACTTATACTTAGGACCAGTCAAGTCATACTGACCGTTTGAAGAGCTTCTAACAATAGTACCGCTATTGTAATCATAGTAGTACATATCGTTTTCGATAATCAAAACAGATCCTGGGTGAATACATCCGTACAATGTATCTGAAGGGTTAACACCTCCAAATGTCTTTGATGTAAAGGCCAACTGACCAGAACCATCTCCAGAAGTAGCGTATGACCTTTGAATATATATGCTAACCTCCTTACGATCCTGCAAAGCCTTCAATGTATATCCAACTTGTTTAAGGCGATTTATAGGCCCAAATGTATCATCTAAATACTCAGCATTACCCAACGTATCAAATGATGACAATCCGTTGATAAATGACTCCATAACGTATGGCGCAGAGTGTATCACTCCGGTCTTGTAATGAGTTCTTTTAGTTTTATTATTCTCAATACCAATCCTTCCTCTTCCATGTCCGTCTGATACATAATAGTCGCTGTAATTAAAATCTTCTATGAAATAATAACGGTATGTCATTCTGGGTAGATATTCATACCATCTGTTATATGTAAATTTGAAAGGTTCGTTTGTGTTATATTTTTGAAAATATGGAGTATTAAAGAAATGATTATACCAAGCTGTAAAAGTATGAACCCCTCTAACATCGGTATCATTATCATCATTATATGTTATTATATTTCTAAATCTATTCGATGTATCATCAACTACCTCAGTGAATGTTTCATATAATTTAAAATCAGCACCTGTAGCTAACTCTCTTTTTCTATAATAAATATCTCCATAATCCGACTCAATTATTGCAGGTTGATCAACTGTTTGATTCTGTATGTTGCCGCCATGATATTTAGATGCCCCATCTTGAATAATATCAAACTTCTCTATTTCATACCATACCTCTTCAGCTACATCTTTTTTTGCGGTATATATTTCACATAAAGATCCATAACCATACATTGTATTTCCAAAAAAAGATTTGTAGTCAAAAGAACTAACTGTAAGGACTTTAGTACTAGCATCATAAGAAATAACTTCAACCTCCATATATTTATCAATATACGATGATGGTACTATTATAGATGCGGTATCACCAGCAGTAGCTGGTAATGGATTTCTATAATACTCTGAAGATATAAAACGAACCCTATCTCCTTTAGAAGGAGTATGATAAAAAGTAGCTCCTGGATTATTAGTTGTATAAAAATCTTCAGTATTTGAAGAGGGCAACATATCTAATCTGAAATTCAAAGTATTTAAACTTGAACCCTGACCAATAGAAGTTATTGTAGTTTGCATAAAACTACTAATTAACTCATCTTTCTTTACAAGAATAGAATAATGAGTAGCCCAATCTGGAGGAGTGTGATTAATTGTAAATTTAGGATTTACAGTATATGCAGATTGACTTCTACCAAAATCATCAATATTATGTTGAAAAGAAGACAAATCTTCTTGCCCAGGAAAAGGAACTTCTAATATCATTCCAGGTGTTGTTTGAACTGTATTAGATCTGTTACCCCTGTCGTAATATTGAATACCAAATACTTTTTTACTTCCTTTCTTTAATGATTTCCTACATTTATTTGATCTGATTAATCCAGCAATACTATACCATTCAAAATAATTATCTAAACTAGCTATTGATGAATCAAATGAACTAATATATGTTTGAAAATGAATGCATAATGGATTATTAGAATCTACATACACATTCCCATTTAATTCTGGATATGTTGAATTAAAATAAGATACAATATTACTAGCTAAATTTACACAATTAACATACCAGTCAGTTGAATAAGAAGCTTCTTCAGATGTTATGGTGTAATAATAAGTAAAAAACGTATCATCATCTTTAAGATCATCTTCTACTGTAATTGGATATTGTGCTGAAGTAATTTCCTGTAATTTAAAAAATAAAACATCACCCTCTTCATAATACCAATTATCTGAATTAAAAAACACCTGACAATCATTATCATTTACAGAAGCTACATTTTTATAAAGCCTATTAATAATGTATAATTGATGATAAGTATTATTACTAGCTTCAAAAAATTCATTTAGATTTCTTTCCGCTACAACGTCAACACCCTGAACTAAATCATAGTCAGCATAAAAATTTCCGTAAGCTAATGACTGATTTGAAAGTATTTCCTGACAGTGAGCCGTTTGTGGTACATTATCATAAAGAATATCTGCTAAACTAGCACCAATCGGAGCTGTATTGTCATCAAATATCAACTCCTCTGTTAGGTAAGGATTTAAAATACCCTCTTGTTTCTTATCAAGTTGCTTGAATATTAACCACGGTCCATTTTCTCCACGTCTGTAAGCAAAGTTAATCTGTCTTACATTCACGCTTCCGGTATTATAGGTTAACTTAATCTCATTATCCGCTAACGCATCAATAGTATTTCTACCTGCAACAAACTCTGAAACCGTAGGAAATGGTTGTTTAGAAATCATTGACCACTTAGACTCCTCGTTATTTTCATAAACATACTGGTATCTAAATTGGTATTGGTTTCCGTACAACTTATTGAAATTCTTATTAGGATTTGTTTGATATTCAGCCTCAATAACAACCGTTGGAGGTGCTTTCAACACATCCATAGTCTTTGAAGCTTCTTCTACTGTATTAAATGCTCCTAGGCTATAACCGTCTTCGTCTAAACCTTGACTTTCAATAAAAGTTATTGCGCTTTTGATATCAAGCTTTCTTGGAGGGTTAAAACCATCAGTCCAATATAGAATATTATCAATTACATTAGCGTGATATATCTTATTCTCAACCTTAAAATTCAAAGCATCTCCTGCGTATGTTTCAATAGTAATTGGATTTAATGGGGGAGGTAGTTGTATTGTAACAGTTAAATTAGATATAACCTTCTTAATCTCTTTGGTATCTAACTTATAAGTCCAAATAGAGTGGTTATCTTGGTCATTGAATACAAAGTAAATAATGCTATTATTCTCAATCCATTTAGCTGATCCGATGACGGTATTAATTCCATCTGGGTAGTCAGGATTATCAATCAAGATATTACCAGGCATACTCTCCAAGGCTCCCATGTTCTGATCCTCAGCGGAACCTGTTCTAGCATACTTAGAGCTTCTATAATCACCGTCAGTAATAAATCTTACATCATCATCGGTGTTTATACCCCCTAAAAAAGTAATCTCTTGACCTTGCATCATATGTTATCTAATATTAAATCCACTCGCTCCGTAAATAGTATCCATAATCTCATCCACTGTTGGGGCTTTAGCGAGTATGTTAGCGTCCCAAATAGCGTCAGTATATTGACGTTCCTTATCCTTAGCCAAGTTAAGCAAGTCAGGCTTCAACTCACACATCTGCCACAATAAATACTTTTGGAAGGCATCAACGTAAGCTAAAGGAATTAATGTATTTCCACACACGTTTTTACCTGAACTCAAGTACTCAACAACAGCCTTTCCGTTTGGAAGAGCGTCAACGAATTGAATATACCTCTCACGCTCATTTACACGATAATAGTTGACGTTAAATCCACCGCCTGCGGTATAGATAGGTCCGTAGTAAGTTCCGTTGTAGAATCCCTCTGCAATCCAGAATCCTGATGAGTTACCATAGTTCGGATTGCTATCTGCTTGCTGAATGTTATCACAAACGTCTGGGTTATCTAAAGAGATAGAGTTGTCTATACCCAATGTCCAAACCCTGTTACCTGTCTTGTACCCAATCTTTGTGTATCTGATAAAGTCAGCAGGCATGGGCCATATTCTTGTGTTAGAGTCCACTTCAACGTGTACGGAAACAACTGATGGCATATTATATCCACTGAGCTTATGTTGATAAAACTCTATCGCAATCTCTTCAACCCACTCATAGTCAGTAATAGAGTAACCAAAGTTTTTCATTCGGTTAATCGCTGTAAGAACTAAGTGAGTTATATTTTTAACCGGATCTTTCATTACTTAGCAGGGTTATTAGGTTTGTCTGTGTCTGGAACTCCGTTGTTGTAAACCTCCTCAGGTTTAGTATTGGTCTGCATAATCATCTGAATAACCATGTTATAGATAGCAGACTCTTGACCTGGGATTGAGATAATATCCTCGTCATCCATTTCGGCAACATTAGGAACTATATCAAAGGATACAGTATCAGTAGGCTTCTGATTAAAGTAAATCTTCTTGCCTCTCAAGTAGCAAGTAATTAGATTAGTCTGAGGCTTAATCAAGTTCATCATTCTATTCTCGGTGCTTCCCATTCTAATAGGATACCAAGTGCAGTCTGAACCTTCTACATAAGTAACACCTTCACTACCCAATAAAGGAAGTACAGGAAGTTTAGCTGAGTATTGACCATGACTACAAGTAACCTCTGATGAATACCTTACAGATAAGTCCTTCTTAGCGTTTGGATTACCAAAAACAGCGTCAGTATAAGCCAAGTTTAGCACATAGGCAATAACTTGATATGGGTACTTACCTTTGATATCCTCTGTAACATCGCCAGAAGCCAGTCTATTCTGTATAGTTTCTATTAATTGTCTTTTCGTAATCATCGTAGTTTTTTATTAAAGTGTACCCTGCTGACCTTTCTGTATATCCAATGTCTGAAGATTGAACTCAGAACGGATGTTGATACTAAAGTATTTCACGATTAATTGAATCAAGTTCAAGTGAACTGAGTCTGGATATTCAAACTCTACTGAAGTGCTTGGAGATCCGTCTGCATGAAGTGTACCGGGAGGAAGATAAATAATCTCTCCGTTAATAATATCGTAGTCGTAGTTAGGGTCGTTTGGCTTACGAAGGTATGTAAACACAACACCATTCGTAGTAACAGGCTGAACAAGCCACTTACCATTTTGAATAGCTGCAATAGGATGCTTTACGGTAGGCTTTAGGATGTTAGTCCCAATCCTATATCCAAAGTCAGCCTGATTCAAAAATTCAATAGGTCTTGGCTCGATAGAAAATGTATCACAGCTATCAGAATCAAATGTCAAGAAATGCGCTCTAATGTAGTACCAATAATCCTCAGGAAGGTTTACATAACCAAATTTATCCTGTCTAAGAGGAGTAGAACCACTATCTCCCTTAGTAATAACGAAAGGAATTAGATCATCGGTAATCTCTCTCTTCTCCTCAAACACCTTTAATAGGTCGTTGATTTGCTCCTGATTGATATATCTAATAGCCTCGTTATAGGATTCGGGGGTTATGTAACCCCCATATTGATCCTTTCCTAAAGACGTGTAAACATTATTTAATATCTCTTGTAGATTCATATTATGCTAAATTTACAGGCATCTTCCCAAATGATTGCTCTATATTAAATAGTGTGATATTTATATTGCCAGAATTAAAAACAATAGTCTCAGCAAGAGTTCCTGTAAAGAAATTTTGAGTCGAATTGTTTGGGTAATTTGGCCCAGTAGCGTGTCTACTAACTTTTCTGTTAGAAGCTATAGGAACACCAAAAGTTCCATCACTAAAAGTATTTACTACATCTTGAACAGATGCAGCGTTTTCTGTTGATTCAGGTATACCAAGCTGAAAAGGTGTATTAGAATTCATGTTAAGATCAATTCCATACCCTTGACTAGGATTAAATCCAGAATATCCACCAAACAATAATTGATTATCGTCAGATATAGCAATATTATCATTTGTATTATACTTTACATCAACCAAAGTAACGCAGTCATAAAAACCAGGTCCCGGATTAAATAACTTTTCAAGACTTATCTCTAAATCAACAATAGTTCCGCAAGGTATATCTCTTAATAATATATCTCTATTAGCCGTTGAATTTGTAATTTGAAACATTGGCTTCTGATTAATAATAGTAGGTTCATTTATTACAAAAGAAGCTTTTATTTTACTCCAAAATTTATAAGCTTCATCCTCAAACTTCCAATAAGCAGTATTGTTTAATGATAATGTTGTTTGGAAATTATACTCTCCTGAAGTCATTTGACCCTTGTAAACAAGGAATGATTGAGTTGAACTCTGCCAAGAAGCTCCGTTAGGGAATTCAGTATTACCCCAAATAACACCTAGGGTTGTTGACCCTCCAGAAAATTGAGCTTCTTCAACATATCCATAAAACCAAACCCCTGTTGGAGGGTTATAAAAAGAAATATATTCTCCTCCAGGAAAACTAGATTCTACATCACCTGGAATAACTATAGTGTAATCAGTTGCACCTGATTCATTACCTGAAGTAGCTACCCAAACAGACTTTTGAGTTCCAGAGTTGGTCATCAACTCATATACAGAAACCTCACTGTTTGATGAACCTAATGCCTCAATTTGATTTTGCAAATCAGCAACCTCAGAATCCAAAGTATCTACTTGAATTTGCAATCCTGAAATGTCACCAGTGTTGTTATTAACCTGACCACCTAAGTTAGTGGTTGTGCTTATCAAACCATCAACAGCATTGAATAGGTTTTGACCTCCAGGAAGAGTTTCTCCAAGACCTGTCCAATTATTTAAAGCTGAAACATCATCTGATAAACCATCTACATTAGTTTGAAGAGCTGCTACCTGAGCAGGAATGTCAGCCAAATCTTCCAACAAACTATTGATATTGATTCCAGTGTTATTTACCCAAGTAGGACCAGTCTCTCCGCATCCACATCCGTCATCACATCCACCGCAATCGCAAGAACCTGAGCAAGATCCAGAGCATCCACATCCGCAACTAGTGTCAGTCTGCTTAACTACTGCGAAAATCTCTGCGATATACTTCTCGTAAGTGTTCTTATCTCCACAAGCCTGAGCCTCTTTAGCCATAGTGTACAACAACTGCACGTTATCAACATATTGCTGCAATGGGCTAACTGTAGATGACTTCAAATAAGAGATGTGACGATCTTTAAGCTTAGTCAAACAACTTGACAAGCCACACATATTGCTAGTGCAACTAACATTAAACTCCTTAACAACAGAAGAAGAGTTAACCACAACAAGACCATCAACCTGAGTCTGAGATGTTGTCAAAGCCAACTTAGCACTCCAAGTACCTGTAGCTAATGTGCTGATTGAAACAAAGCTGCCAGTGCTAACCTCTAATGGGTTTTCAATAGGATAGTTATCAGGATTAGGAGATTGAGTAAAATCCAATCCGTTAGGGTAGTAAATAGTAAACTCTTTATTGTCGGCAACAACTCCTGTTGGGTATTTACTAGAATCTTCAAAAGTAATATTTCCGAAAGGAGTAGATGTGCAATCGTAGTTAGCAGTGATACATGGAGTTACAGAAGCACAACTTGTGTAAGTGTATGTTTTATCTATGTATACAGGAATTTGCTTAGGACTAAATTCTATCTCTGCGTTTATATCTGGACCTTCTGTTGCAACAAATGTATCTGTAGTTACAGTGATGTAACAAATATTAAGATCGTTATTATAAGAAATCTCTGAAATAGTGTATGTACCAACGTTATCCTCATCTGTAGCTTCTGTTATAGCAAAGGTATCTCCAGCAGCCCAAATCAAACCAACATTAGTAAAAGGTAAAGATATAGTGCTAGGGTTAAGAAACGACATATTCATATCTGGCCCACCATTATTAAAATTATAAGTATTGCTATAATTGAAATTGTAGTTGCCTGGAATAATAGTGTTAGATGTCGTTACATTTAAACTGAATTCGTCAGTGACATTTGGAATGGTAGATTTATTTATGGAAAAATCAACCAAATTAAAAACCATATTATTTGTAGGGTCGAACAAAGTACCATTACCATCGATTTGAACCCGATCAGGGAACTCTGATGTATTGTAATCAGTAAAGTCCTTAATGTATGTCTTTTTTGAAGTGCAGTCAAAATAAAGACGAATATCTGTAGTCATAAAAAATGAAGATTTAAAGACAAAAATAGAAAAAGGGAGTAAGATTTCCTACCCCCTTTTCATACTTTTTTTAATTAGTTTTATTTCAACAAACCTTGTACTGTTTTCAAGGCTTCTGAGTCATTTGAAACAAACTCAACAAGGTTGAACAACTTCTCCTCATTGGACTCACCTTCGATATCACATAGATACTTTGGTTTTCCAGGAGCTTTGATTCTCCACTTGTTTACACTCTCATCCTCAAACAACTTCAAGTTTTCAACAGCACTAGCTACCAAATTCTTGATTTGAGTCAATCCGACAACAGCTTCTACTGTAGTACCAACTTCAGGCTTGTATTGAGCTTTCAATGAGTCATAAAGTTTTATACGATCAGAAGAGTAAGCAATTCCATCATACAAAGAAACCCTATCAACTTTCTCTTCACCTCTAAATGCGATATTCATCTTAGAAGCTATTTCCTTAACAAGATCATAAGAAATACGAGTTTCTTCAATCAAAATCTCATCTTCCAATCTACGTCTAGCCTTAATATTGTCGTATTTAGATTCTACTTGTTGTTCTGGGATAATGAACTCAAATTTAGCTTTACCTCTTTTCTTAATACAATCATTGTTTGTAAAATGATCGCAATAAAACCATAAGAAAATTAATTTTTCCAAGTCAACAACAGGACGTAAAATTGTGTTTTCAGATAAATGCATTGTTGAACTTGCCCATTTCAATTCACCTCCAGATGCTACAGGTGCTGATTCTGTATATCTTATTTCAGATAAAAAACCACCATCGTTTTCATAACCAATAGGTTTAATACCCATAGGTTGAGGTCTTTTTAATATTCTCCCTGCTGATATATCTCCACCGGGTCTAAAAGCTTCAATGTAGAATTTAGCTGATTGAATAAAATCAATTTTAACCGGAAGAGGATTCTCTTTCCTAAAATAAGTTGGGAACTTTTCTTGCAAGATTTCAATGTGTTCTTGCAAATCTTCACGATCTAAGCGTGTACCTTCTCTGTAAATCATATTACTTTATTTTTGTTTTTGTTTTTTATAAGATTAAAAGAGGGAGTTTTTAGGCTCCCCCTTTTTATTGTTTATTGATTATGCATACAAAAGACCGCACTGCTCGATTTTGAACCAGTCGAATCCAAAGTGAGTCAACATATAGATAACATAGTTATCGTTTGGTCCAAGTCTGCGAGGAGAAGCAGCTCCGTCATCCCATACTTTCATGAAACGATCTTCACCGTCCATTGACTTATAGATCAACTCAACTGTGTTACGCAACAAACCAGTAGCGTCAGCTTGCTTTTCAGCAGGCATAACAAATCCCATACTAGTGAACTCATTACTTGTTCCCAATCCAAACAAAGTAGGATCGTAAGACAAGTCAAATGATTTTACGTTCAAGTTCTTACCGTTCAAAGTCAAAGTAGAGAAAGCGAAAGTAGACATCATGGTTTCAAAGTCTTGATTATCACCGAAGATTACTTTAGCAGACTCTTGACGAGTAGAAGCAATGTTAGTATTAGCCAAAAGACCATTAGCAGCAATATTCTTTTCAAAATCTTGATACAAATCTTTAGAGAATAATCCAACTAAATCATTACCAGTCCAGTTAGCTTTCATTTGAGCAATAATAGAATACAAATCAGCAACCATAGTTCCAGTAGTCCATTGCTCTCCAGAAGCTCTTTGTTGGAAAGTCTCAACCATACCTTGAGCCATACCAATAGTACTATCAGTTGGGCTAGTTACTTGATTACCAGAATTAAGAGTGTAGTTGTAACCCTTACCCAAAATCATAGCACCAACCATACCTAACAAGTGACGGTATTCGTGTTGTGCAAACAAGTGTGAGTGGAAACCTTTCAAAGTTTTACCATCGTCCATCATTACAGGGTAAACTTTATCAGTCATTGCATCACCAGTAATCTTAGCAGATGTCTTGTGGCGTTGCATTGGGGCTGCAAATTTACTCCAGTAAGTAGCTTTAGCGTTTGGTTGAGTAGTATCTTCACCAAAAGCAGATGAATAAATAGCGAATGTATCACCAGCAGTTACAGCGGCAGTTACAGATACACCATCAGCAGGAACAGCGGTAACTGAATAAACTCCAGGGGCTGTTGGTAAAACATTAACAACTCTCAATCTCAAGAAGTCAGTCATTCTGATAATCAAATCACCAATAACCAAATAAGGATTAGCTTCATTTGTATCTGCATTACTAACAGTAAAACTGATTGATGTTCCAGTTCCAGGAGCTGTTACAGAATTAACAAGAACTGATTGATTGTAACGGTCTTCTTCAAAGTGGAAAGAACCATTAGAATTGTTAACTACACGTTTAGCACCTTGAGCAATCAAAAGATTCAAGATGTCCAAACCTTGTCCACCAAAACGCTTGTACAATTTGGAAGAAACATCTGGAGGAAGAGCGTCAATAGATGACAACAATGAGTGTTGAGTATAACCGGCATTTACGGTTGAACTCGGAGTAGCACTACCAGTGGTATATCCCTGTGGTTGTGCGCCTGGATTGTTATATACAATAGCCATTTTTTTAAATTTTTAAAGTTATTTTTTAGGTTTATTTTATACCTAAGAACGCCTTAGTAGCTTCTAAGTGAGGACTGGTTTTAGGTCCTTGAGCAGGTGCATCTTGGCGGTTCACCACTTGGCCTCCATTGTGTACTCTCTGTACCTCTGCCTCTCGGATTCTTCCCTCAGCAGACTTAATGGCTTCCTTTATGATATTAGTTCTATTGTCTAACCATACCCGGTTTTCTAGAACTTTCATAACCGTCTTAATACCATCCTCGTCAGGATTTAAACTGCCCACAATTCCTCGAACTTCGGGAAGTAACTTATTTAGATCATCTTTGCTGACCGCATAATCTAAAGTTACTTCACCCACGTTCTCAAGATCGACCTTCACCGGAATTGACTTTAACTTAGATCCCATGTCATTTAACACGTTATCCCAAGTAGCCATTCGTTGAGTCATCACTTGCTCCTGTTGGGTTCTTTGGTTTTGCAAATATCCAAAGTAATCTTGTTTTGTATCAAACTCTTGACGTTTTGTTTCAATAGTTTTTAACGTCTTCTGTAGTTCAACACGCATTTTCACTGGCATTTCATCCAATGAGTCGTATGTAGTATCTACATCAATATTGTTTTTATCTGCAACGTATTGCATCAAGTTGTTCAATCCTAAGTTAGCTAAGTCTGGATCGCTCAACACTTCCATAATTGCCAAAGCCTTTACAGGATTGGTTTTCAACTCATCGTTACTTGTAGCAAGAATGGTTGATGCAATACTCAAGTCGCTGATACCTGTGTTCTTAACAAAGTTATTCAAACGATTAATAGTGTCGTTAGCAAAAGGATTCTGAACATCGTTCAAGTAAGGCATGATTGGATCATACTCCTTATACTTCTGAACTAGCGGCTCATATTCTCTAGCCTTGCTAATCAAAGACTTTAACTCGTCATAAGACTGAACACCGAACTCTTCTAAGTTCAAAGAAGAACCCTGTGGCTCTACTGGAGCAGGTGGAATAGTGTTACTATCATCTCCTGCTAGTTGTTGAATTTCTTGTGCTGAAACTTGTTGTGGAGGCAAACCATCGTCTCCAGTTGGGATAGCAGGAGGTTGGTTGTTAACCTCAAGCTTCATAGCTTCATCTCTTAGTTGATTGTCTGACCAACCATCAACCATCGCTCTCGCCTGCAAATCCGCAGGGATAATTAAATCATTGTTTTCCATAGCCTATTTATTTTTTGTTTTTATAAATTCCCAGATATCTCTACATCTTTCTGCTTCTCTAACTGACCTTCTTGTGCAAGCTCTGCCATTCTGTGGTTGTGCTTAATCTCTTCCAACAACGCCTTCTGTTGGTACTCGGTCATAATAGAAGCCTGCTTCATTTGTTCTAACGCCTGTTGTGCAGCAGCCTTAGCCTCAGCAGCTTGTTGTGCAGCCTGTGCCTGAACTTGTGCGTTCATTTGTTGCTGTTGCATAGCCTCCTCCATCTTAACTTTACGCTGACGTTCTTCTGCAACGGTCATATACCAAGCAGCAAACTCATCGTTATCATTCTCTAATTCCTTCTCAATGAACAAGTAGTCAGCCAATGTGATACCAATAACTCCGTTCTTACCTGCCTGCATTGATTGTAATGCTGCTTGTAATATTTGGTTCTTACGAGTATTTGTTGGTGTAGAAACTAATTTGATACCAATCTGCTCTAATGTCAAGTCCTCAAAAGCATCTAATGCGTTAGCTTTTTCTTCACCAAGTAATTCAAAATAATACTTATGAACAATCTTATCAAAGCGCATATTAGTACGAGTCTTTAGAATAGCCTTCTTAGCAGCCTTTTCCTTCAATCGCATGATAGCCTTCTTCAAAGGATATAGAGCGTGATTAGTAGCGTCAACTTCCATCTCGCTGATACCTAAACCTTTCTCAGAAGGAGTTGTAGGCATAGCAGCCATAGTTGGTGTGATACCAGCCAAGTCCATGATGCGGTTCATGTCATCCTGCCAACAAGTTAACCACTCCTCTAATTGAGGACCGATACCACCTGGAAGCTCTTGGATAGGCATATTGTTACCCTTATTAAGAACGTCTGTCTTAGAGTTAATAAACTGATTACCGGTCTGTCTACGGATACGAACAAGTTCTAACGGACTCATAGTACCCATACCCATGTCCATATTAGACAGCAATCCGATATCAACAACAATACCCTTTGGAGCAGCGGCCCACTTAGCAGCCTGCAACTTAATCCAAGTAAGCATCAAAGAATCCAAATGTGGTTTCCATCTTTCAACGATAGACTTTCCTGTGACTCTTTCAAATACATAAGATAGAACTGCGTTACCACGAGAGTCTCTCATGATATTCTTTTGCAATCCGTAGTCGTAAACAAACTTAGTTCCCAAGATGTACTTACCCTCATAGACGTTCTGAACACAGGTAACGTCTGTCTTTCTCATTCTTCCGTCAGCGTATGGTTTCTTAATGTTACCAAAATCTTCTTCTTGGAACACAACCTTTCCATCCTTGGTTTGACGCTTAGTAAAGTACTCATAGTCATTAGCACGGTATTCAAAGTGCAATACCTCGACTGAGAAGTCTTCCCAAACGTATCTACCTGTTACAGGATCCTTTCTATTGAAATTAAAATCCTTTGCAGTATAGCCTTGGGTTTCGTAGAAAATCCTTGCCAAGTTCTCAAGATCCTGAGGAGTAGCCCCAAGCTCCAACAACTTATCTTTAATGTCTGTAATTCTAACACGTTGGATATGACCAGCAAATGATGGTTCACCTTCTTCATCTTCATCAATATAAGCTGTAACAAATCCAGCAGGGTTGATGTATCTCATTCTTGTAACACCATCCTTGTCTGCATACACTTGAGTAACAGCGAAGTTGTTTTGAACAAGGGATTCAATAGTTCTTAGTCGAACCTTATCCCAGTCGCTGATATCAAACATATGCTTTGCAATGTCCTCCATTGCGTTCTCAAGAGGTAACTTAAAACCTTGATACTTCTCATACATATCAAGCTCAGTCTCGTCCTGAGGAGTCCATGGTAGGCTAACTTTAGCTAGACCAATTTGTTCCCTGATAGGGTTCAATACCTTATCCTCATAGTACATCCTCCACTTCTTCTTCTGCTTTTCAAAATTAGAAGTAGGAGTAAGAGACTCGCACTTTACCTTGAAGTCAGACGCACTCAATACAGATTTAATAACTGCAAGATACTTTGGCGCAGGGCTAACGATGTCATAACTAACATTAGTGTAAGCCTTACGAGCATACTGAGTCATTCTGTTTACAGGAGAGTTCTTGTCATTCTGAACACCCAAAAACCAGTCACGGTATGGAGCAGAACTTTGTCTACCCTCTCCGTAGTCTGTCATCATTTGGAACCAACCTGTAGCTGTCTGACCGTACAACGTCCTACCGTTATACCAACGTGAATATATAGCCTGAGCTACCTGGGTTATGTAACTCAACGATTGTTTTTCTTCCTTTGGAATTCTATCTGAAGGAAAAGAAATTATTGGCGTAAACTTCAACATCAAATGCAAATATAAAAAATGTGAGCAATTTAATTATCAAGAATCAAAAAATTCTAATAAGTCATTCATCTTTTTGACCTCTGTCATCTCCTGTAAATACTTTGGCAGTGCGGATTTAGCTCCTAATAGAGCCATACCGCCAGCGGCAAACAAGTCATAGTTGGTCATCTCTGAAGGGTCGTTAATCTCTAAACACTCCTCAAGCATCTCAATATGATTGTCGCTCCTACCAAATACCTTAATGTAGTTCATGAACTCCGTGAAGATCTGTTCCTTGTCAGCCTCTCCTGTATAGCGGCCAGGAGCAGTAGCCAGCTTTCCATTTGGATCAATATCGTATAACAGATAACCTTCATATCCCCACTCTCTGAATTTTTCAATTACAATAGGTACGTTACGTTCAGGGTAAACGTGTGCGCCAAATAAGATTGCTAATTTAAGCATATCCTCGCAGTAAGTGTTACCGTCATCTACTCGAGTATTATAAGTTACTACAAACTTGTTAGATATCCACTGATCAATAGGCTTATCCTGAGAGTCTACTGCTGGATCGTGCTTATAGAACAACGCTCCACCTCCGTTAGACTTTCTTCTACCCTTTACGTCCCTGTTACCAAATTTAAATGGGTCACATCCAAGTATATACCTATTGGATACTTGTGGGGAAGGGAACCATCCGTTCTTAGCAGAGTCAAACATCTTCTTGTTCCTTTGCTCATGCGGAGGAATGAAAGACACAGTGTACTTACCTTCAGCGTTATCTGTAACAACAACCTCGCTACCAAATCCGTCCTTCCAGTCCAATGATATGTTCCTAGTCCTAAACACCCTATCAAACTTTAACTGATTGATACGAGTTCGTAAGATAGACAGGTCAAAATTGCTATTCTTAGACGCTTTAGAAGCAGCTTCTTGCAACGTCCAAGGGTTATCCCTAATCTCTCCATTTAAACGCAAATCCAAGCCCTTTTCTTCAAGGTCTTTTCTTGTGTTCATTAGGATAGTCTTAGCCCCTCTTGTGACAATGTTACCTTCGAGGTTCTTAACTGGTTCGATTGGGTCTTCAATGATAGAGAGTCCGTACTCGTCCACACACTCATCGTACCCATCGTATGCTGGGATGAATAGCGTAAATAGCCCTGAAGTTGTAAATCCGTTTTCGTTTCGTTCATCGTAATATGAAGATTTAATTAGATCAAAAAATTCCTTACCACCACCTGCCTCAAATTCACCAAGCGTAGATGTAAACATACCAAGTCCGTTGATACGCAAACCCTGAGATAGACACTTACGCACAACGTCCTGCCACCTTCGTGGAATTGAAACCCCACTATCTCCGTGCTTACCACCCTCGTCATCCAAGTATGCGTGTAGCTTCTGTCCATCAAATGACCTCTCTGAAGATGCACGAGCCTCAATCCATCCGTCATGTGAAGCGACACGATTGTGTGTAGCACCCTGCGATCTTGAGGCTGAGTAGGAGAATGAAAGCTTTTCCTTTGGGAAGTCAGTACCGTCATGTGATGGCTTCAAGAAGAATGGTATCTTTCTCCAAGGCTTCACAATCTTATCAATATAAACGTCATTACGAGCCTGAGTCTCAGTGATACTTTGGATACCACCCTTCTGTTGTTTATGCTCTGTTACAATGCAGTACAGCATACAAGCCGCCTGTGATGTAGCACCGATACGTCTTCGTTTAGGGAAGATATATCCGTAACAGGTTCTATATCCCATATCAACAATATAAGCACCCTCGTCAATATAAGCGGCAGGGAACTTAGCAGCAAACTCCTCAGCGTTCTTTACACGTTGGAAGTACTTTACTTTAACCTCACCCTGCGTCCTATATGTAACACGATACTTGTAAACAGCCTCAGTGGTAGTATAGCAATAGCGAGCATAAATAAAAATCCTGCGATCAAGGTCACGATACCAAGGTAAACTATCTTGTCTAGTCTCATTCTGAATGTCCCAAAAGTTCAAATATACATAATGCCATCCGTCAATATACGTTGGCTTGCCATTATTAAAAAACCAATATCCCTGATACCTTCTCTTAATCTGTAATTGAATCCAAGCTATCTCTTCCCTATATTCAAGACGATTACTTTCAAGCTCATCATAAATATCATTCTGGCTCACAACCTCTCTTTTTTTGAGCTTCATTTTCTTACGGATCAAATCCTGGATGTTAGCCAACTTATCCGGAACCTTCTGATGGTTGAACCTTTGGTTCTTAGGGTGTAGTCCGTATCCGTCTATTAACTTAACAGCCTCATCCCATGGCTTACCAAAGAAGCTCTCTATGCTTGGCAGAGGAACCTCGATAGTTTTAAGGATTGGGTCATCATTGTGATATACAGCCACAAGATCTTCCTTTTGATATATATCATGATATTTTGAATTAGTTGCCAACTTCAGGGAACATTTGATCAGCCTTAGCTTTACTTGGAGCAGTACCCTTTGGAGCGAACATCATATACTCCTCTGGTCTGATACCCAAATTGTCTTGAGCTAAGAACTTGGTTATTTCATTTTCTAATGCCTTTGATATCTCACCCTGCATGAATCTTTCCCTAGATTCAGACAACTGTTTTCTCAAGGACTCAATATTGGAGATGTGATTCTTCTGATCCGTAGGGTCCTCTGGGAACTCTAAGGACAACAAGTCGTACAGCATCTCCTCTGCTCGCATCATGATAGCCCAATCCTCTGGTTGTTGTAACCGAAGGAATAGAACTACCTTAGCTCTGCACGTTTGGTTTTTATTTAACAACAGCTCGTTGTATTCTGTTGGGAACGAGCCGTCTACTGATGGATTAACCCCTAACTCTTTCAACGCCCAAGTCTTTCTCTTAGCTAACATTGGGTATATCTCAATACCAGGACTTCCAGGACTGTACATCAACATAATGTATCGCATAACAAAGTCAGCGGTTACATTCTGAGGCATACCAATCTCACTAGCAAATATGTTTGCAAACTGCATAAGGTCAGGAAACTTGAATATCACCTGATCGGTCATAGGGATCTTGTCGATCCTATACTTCATCTTATGATATATCTTACTATCCATTTACTTGTGCAATAATAGTGTGACTTTGCAAATAATACAAATCCTCAGTCATAAGTTGCTTGTATTTAAACTCTAACTTTACAGGAGACTTAGACTTTGATTTCACAATCATACCTTTATCAACCTTAGTATTTTTCCAATTAGATTTCAAGTATCCTTCCCTCCAGTCGTAAACAATATCCCCTGTTGGAGGATATACAACTTCAAAAATATCTTTCTCATATTCGTCTGGCATATACAAGAATGATGGCTTTGGTTTCAATACCTTCTTAATCACAACGTAGTCATTTAATGCGTATATGTGATCAGTACTAAACTTACCATCCGATTCCCTGATACACAAAATAATCTCTTTGTACGGAACCACAAGCAAACATCTAGTCTGCCCTTCATCATTAAAGGTATAGTAGTAAGCCTCATCCCTCTGAACAGTAGCTGCTTTAGCAATAGCATCGTGTGAAAAGTAAACTAAGTCTCCCTTCTCAATTTCTACCGGACCATCCCAAGTATAACATAGAGCAGGGATATCAGCGTAAGGTGAAACAGAGTGTACAATACCGGAGCGAGAACCCATGTCAACACGAGCCTCGTCACTGATTGCCCTAACACTAATGATCGCCTCCCCAATTTTAACATCTTCAGAAATGATATTTGGGACCTCTATGATTACCCTTCCTCGTGGTGGCCTTAAATTTTCTGCCTCTTGTTTTGTTATCTCCATAAATATTAATTAATAATCTAGCTAAATACCCTAAAAAAAAGCCTACTAAAAAAAACTCAAAATTATACATAATATCGGGTATTTTAAAACCTAACTTTGTATTGCCTACTTTGTTTTTTGTTTTTTGTTTGGAAGAGGGAGATACAACGGTGTCCCCTCTTTTTTTATTTATCCCTTATCTGTTCAAAGTTTGGAACCAAATTCCATTCCCTTTTAGTTTCTGTGTAACTTCTGTCAAGGTCGAATGACAAAATGTACCCTCCGATTGGTTTGGGAGGTCTTCCCTTTTCAATGTGATACCCTGCATACCCATCCTCATATTCCTCTTTATAGCAAGCTGTACGGATATGATGAAGGTACTTATGCTGAACAGAGTACCCTGTATGTGAATTGAATTGAATATACTCCTTAGAGTCAATGACATGATATAACTCATGAACGTGTCCCTGCCAAGTACAGTCAGCCCCCTCAGTCCTTACAGACATACGGTTATTCTGAATCACACCCTTAGTAACCTCTCCTCCACCTCCTGATCCGTGAAAGTATTTAATTTTGAAAGTAGACAAAATAGCAGAACCCTTCTTATTCATAGGTCTAATGATCCACCAACCTCCATAACCTCCAACTAGTACACTAGTCTTATTCTTGTAGTTCAATAAGTCAACAAACCTTCTAAGTGGATCTGTCTCAGTGTTCTTGATAATCGCAGTCTCATGGTTTCCATATCCAATGAATGTAATCATATCCGCATAAGGACTCCACCAGTCTACAGCCTCCTCGATAACAAGGTCCAAGTAGTTGTAGCTATTATGCGCTGGAAGAATATCTTTCTTCGACCTGCGTGGATCATACTTACCCTGCATTAAACAGAAAAAGTCACCGTTAATGGCAACCTTCATTTCATTCTCTCTGGCGTAATCTAAATGCCTTTTTAATACATTCCTCTTACACTTTGGGTTATCAAAATGCACGTCAGATATCATGAGAAACTTCTGCTTAACGTCACAGTCGGTAATAATTATATTACGACCATGCCTTTCACTTTTTGTTTTTATCATCAGTTAAATTTAAAGATCCTGTCATTCTTAATGTGGGTATTATAAAGGTCCGTTAAGTCCTCCATGCTACCCCTACATATAATATCCTTCCCATCATCAAGAGATATGATAATCTGATTTTTTATAGTCATACCCTTGTCGTTAATGTGTAAGCTGTAGTACGATATAAGACTCATCGGTATAGCGCACTCGCTCCACATAAAGTCAACACCTTCAAAAGTTTCATCTGAATCATATGAAACAAGAACTCGACATTTTAGGATGTTGCCATCTAAAACAAAATCCCCCTTCTTAACACCTTTCATATTAGCGTTTTTATCAAAGGTAATCATTAGGGGGATTAAGTTTTTAAAAAGTTATTTTAATGTTTTCACAATTAGAATGGAAGATCATCGTCAGATGTCTCTACACTTGGAGCTGGCTTAGAGTAGTTCCCTGAGGTTCCCTCTTTTGGCGTGTACTCCATCTTCCACATTGATAAGTTAGTGTAATACTTTCCGTTGTACTCACGGCTACGGATATTAAAAGCAATCTCCGCTTCACAACCAACGCAAGACTCGCTCAACGTATCAAGAGATTGACCGGATACTTGGAACTCATACACGTCTGTGTATTCCTTACCCTTGATCTCTCTTGTGGTGGTTAATAATAAATTTCTCCAAGAGAAGTTACCTCTTGACTGAATCTCCGACAACGAAGATACTACTCCTTTCATAGAATAATTACTCATTTTGTTTTTTGTTTTAAATTAAAAAAAAATCCTTACTTAACACCAGAATTACGGCTTCTTTTATGAGCTTGCTTTAGCTTTGAGCTATTCTTCATTTTTTGAATAACATTCTTTCCAGCAATCTTTCCCTTATTTGAAGATTGTTTTTTATTGGAATTATAAAAATTCCGATCCGCTTGCTCAATCTTTCCTTTTTCATTTACGCTAGCTAGATATAGATTGGTCTTTTTGGTTTTACCCTCAATACGACTATTCTTACTACGCTCATCAGCAGCCTTCATAGCCTTTCTAGCTTGACTTGATTCCTGCATTTTATCAACCTTGGATTCAACAGCTTTCTTGACGGAAGAGCTAACTTTTTTAACATCTTTCTTAGCCTGATCAACCTTAGATTGAGCAGCAGCACCTACACTACCCTTGATGTTACGGCTCTTATTCTCACCAACATCATGGATAATGTTTCGGTTATATTTATAACCCTGCTCAGTAGCACGTTTCTTCTCTTCTTTGCGAGCCTTTACATTTGAAATAGCTTGCTTGATTGGACCTGGACCGTTCATTATTTTCCTTTTGATTTAAGTTTTTCAGCTTTAGTTCTTAATTTAAAAGCTTTTTCACTAATAACAACACTTTTAATAGCCGCCTTAGGAGTTTGCTTTTTCATCTTGCCAATCAATTTATCAGCAGCCTTTTTTTCACCAGGAGTCATAGATTCCTTCTTTTTCTCAAGCTGACCAGCCTGTTGCTGCATATGAACATTAGACTGTCTGTAGAAATCAGCTTTTTTATCTTTAGCAACTGATCTCTCTAAAAGCTTTTGACTTCTTGGTTTTTTTGGAAGTATTGGCATATTATTTCTTTTTAGCTTTCACAGGAATAACACCTGATTTTGTATTTGTTGACTTTAGTTTACCATCTGAATATTTCTTTTTTGTAACAGTAGTTCCAGACGCTTTATAACCCTGCAATTTACCTGTTGGTTCTCCTACTGGTTTATATTTAGTTGTTTTAGATTTCGTTTTTAAAATATCACCCTCTTTATTGAGAACTACTTTAGACTTAGATCTTGAATAACCATCAGTATTGTATGTTTTATCATTTGATTTAACAACCGTTCTACCTAAAAGGTTTTTTTTCTCTGAACTTGGCATTTTTTTAATTTTAATAGTTACGCCGACAAATATATATCAATAATTTTATTAAACAACAAAAAACTTTTCAACACTTTTAATGTTAATAAAAAAATTTTGCCACAAGCATACAAGTGTATTACATTTGTATCCAACATTAAAAAATAACAAGTATGGCACAAAAAGATCCAGCCTTCCTGTTCTACACACAGGACTTCTATGTAGGGACAGCATTCCTTACACACGCACAAGTAGGAAAGTACATCAGACTTATCTGCGCTCAACATCAACATGGGAGATTAACTGAGGAAAAAATCATGCATATTTGCGGTGATTTAGACCGCAACGTCCTCGATAAATTCCAAAAAGATGAAGAAGGAAACTACTACAATGTAAGGCTAGAAGCTGAAATTGAGAAGAGAAAGAAGTTTTCAGACTCCAGAAGAGGTAACATCAAAAAAAGATGGGAAAAGAATACTAGTGAAATACAAGTGAATAACACTAGTAATACACTTGAATATACTAGTGGAGATACTAGTGTAATACATATGGAAAATGAAAATATATATATAGAATCTAGTAATATATCTAGTAGTTTAGAAAAAGAAAATACAAAAAGAAAAAGAAAAGAATTTATCGCTCCATCGAAAGAGGAGATGATGAGTTACGCAGCTGAAAAAGGTTTTGATCCGAGCATTGGTTCTCAGGCTTACGAATACTACTCCGTTGCCGACTGGAAAGACGCAAAAGGGGACCAAGTGTTAAATTGGAAACAGAAAATGATCGCATCATGGTTCAAAAACGAACAGAAAGGGGTCAAATTTCAAATAACTAATGAAAATGATATCAACATACCAGGCTATGTAAAAGAGTTCCATAATAACCCTCTAATGAAGCGAGAGGTTGTTAACGGATCTTGGGTATATAAATCTACCCCAATCGGGTTCAAGTCGTAAATTTATAATTTGACGAATAATGTCAAAAGTAAAATCATAATTTAACAACAATGATCGAAAGAATAATCAACCTACAAACAAAGCGTGAGTTCATCATAGACCTCAAGAACGCAACAGGGGAAAATGCTATGCCATGCCCAGAGTGTTCCGGGGATAGGAAGAAGAAGACAGCTAAGTCTTTTAGTTGGGATGGACAAAAAGGAATCGGAAACTGCCTACACTGCGGAGCTAAGTTCGGGAAGAAACTAGAGGGGGCATACAAGCCTAACGAGTTACAGAAGCCCATATACTCTCGCCCTGAGTGGAGAAACATCACAGACTTAGAAGATGACGTACTCAAGTTCTTTACCGACAGAGGTTTGTCGCAGCGAGTGGTCAACCAAGTCAAGATTACACAAGGACGTACTTTCTTCCCACAACTTGAGAAGGAGGCTAAGTGTATCGAGTTCAACTACTTCCGTGACACGGAACTAATCAACGTCAAGTACCGTGGACCAAAGAAGTCTTTCAAGCTGTACAAGGATGCTGAGCTTATATTCTACAACTTGGACTCAATGAAGGACATGGACTATGTGATCATCACGGAGGGTGAAGTTGATGCACTGTCTTACATCGAGGCTGGATATGACTCAGTTATCTCTGTACCAAACGGAGCAACAAAGTCCGCACAGCAGAAGCTAGTCTACCTCGACAACTGCATAGACCTGTTTGAGGATGTAAAAACAATCTTCATAGCCACCGATGACGATGAGCCAGGACGTGTATTACAGGAGGAGCTTGCTAGACGCTTAGGTAAGTACAGATGTCGCAAGGTTAGCTTCTTGGGATGCAAGGATGCAAACGAGCTGTTAATGAAGGAGCCTCTAGCCCTACAAGACACAATAACCCAATCCGAGCCATACCCTATTGACGGAGTACTAACCGTAGACAACCTATCAGATGATATCTGGAGACTAAAGCGTGAGGGACTTAAACCAGGATGCGACATATCAATCCCCTGTTTTAACGAGCTACTTACCTTTGATCCAGGATATCTAACCGTTGTCACCGGTATCCCAAACCATGGAAAGTCAGAGTTCCTTGACCAAATCATGGTGGACCTATCGATCAAGCACGGATGGAGGTTTGGTATATTCTCCCCTGAGAACTACCCACTTCAACTCCACTTCTCTAAGATAGCTTCCAAACTCGTAGGGGAGAGATTCAACGACATGGCTGACCATAAGGTGATACAAGCCATGGACTACTACCGTGACAACTTCTTCTACATCGTTCCCAAGGAAGATAACAGCGTTGAGAGTATTATCGAACACGCTACACAACTTGTTAAACGATACGGAATAAACGGACTGATCATAGATGCTTGGAATAAGTTAGACCACGACTTCGCATCCAACGAGACCACATACATCGGTAAGCAACTCGACCTGATAATAAATTTTGCTCATAAGTTTGGAGTACATATCTTTGTGGTCGCTCACCCGACAAAAATGCAAAGAGATAAAGGCAACGGACCATACCTAGTCCCCACGCTATACGACATGGCTGGATCTGCTCACTTCTTTAACAAGTCACACAACGGTATATCAGTGTACAGACATTTCTTTGAGGACGGAACATCATCCCCTGAAGTGTTTGTCCAAAAGGTTAAATTCAAGCACTGGGGTAGACAAGGTAGTGTAGCTTTACAATACGATATAGACTCTGGAAGGTTCTACCAACCCTCTAACAAACAATCCGGTAACTACCTAGAACAAAAAATAAATCAAGAAGAAATGCCATTTTAAATCATGAAAACAATCAACTCATTAAGTGGGGGTAAGACCTCAAGCTACATGGCGGTTCATTATCCTGCCGACTATAACCTATTTGCGTTAGTAACTACAGATGACGATAAGCTGAAGTTTAAGGACGAGGCTGTTAGAAAGATAGTGTCAGATAAGATTGGGAAGGAGTTCATCGGGACCCTAGAAGAGGATACAATCGTTTACACCATGCTCGACTTAGAGCAATACATCGGAAGGGAGATAAACTGGGTAACAGGCTGGAGCTTCGACAGGACCATAACAAACAAGAACGGACACTTCCTACCAAATGTATTCAACCGATTCTGCACATACAGGATGAAGCTAGTACCCATACAGAACTTCTGGAGGGAACATATCAACGAGCCTATAGAGATGAGAATAGGATTTAGAGCTAACGAGATGTCTAGAGCCTCAAGGATGCAAGACCGATGTGACGAGAACGGTATCATCTGGGAGAAGTTTATCGTTGGGCAGAGAAAGGACGGAAAGAACAAGTGGCAAAAGATGCCGTTCCAAAAGCCTGCCTTCCCCCTCATCCAGGACCAGATATTCAAGGACCAGATACACGAGTACTGGGAGGGTAAGCCTGTTCGTTTTGCTTACATGAACAACTGCGTTGGATGCTTTCATAGAAACGAGCTGCTACTTAAACACATGAGCGAGAGGCATACTGACAAGTTTCAGTGGTTTGTTGACGCTGAGAATAAAGCCAACGGATGCTGGAAGAAGGGGGTTAAGTACACAGACATAGCAAACTGGAAGCCACAGGCACAACTATTTGATAACGACTTTAACTCCTGCGATTCAGGATATTGCGGACTATAAAAATACAAATATGAAACACGCTAATATAGAAGCACTAGTAGAATACGTTAAGCCATACCAAAAGGCTGCGTTCGTATCTCAACTCATAGAAACTCTAGGGATGGATCATCCTCTGTCCCTAGAAGCTTTTGACTACATGAGCAAGTACCCAATAGTCAAAAAGTGGAGGGATAATCCCAATGCCTTCATGGTCAAGATACTACAAGCCTGCTGTGAAGAGTTTGCCGTACAAGTTGATGACGTAACCTCTGGCAATAGATCCGGAAACCACGTTGAAGCTAAGCGTATGTGGATGTTCCTCGTTGAAGGGGTGATGTCCAATAACTTCGATAGTATAGCACACTTCATTCAAATGGATAAGTCATCTATCAAGTACCACATTAGCAAGACCAAGAGCTTCATTGAAACCAATCGCAAGTACTCAGACAAAGCCAAAGCTATCGTAGATAAACTCCAGGCTGAAGGTATGTCAGAAGTGGTAGACTTCTTCATCAAGGAGATAAACCACCTACAAAGAGATCTTAATAAAAGGAAATAATAAGCCTAAATTGTACGAGATATCATGCATAAAAAGCTATTCCATACATAGCGTATGAGATATCAGACCTAACAATCTCGAAGCCCCTCCACATCGGTAGGGGTTTTTTGATACCCTATAAATGGGAAAAAGGCTGAACATAGTAGGGGTTTTACGAAAATAGCTGAACACAATTAGGAGGGGGTAACATATACATGTGCGTGCATGCGTGCGTGACCGAAACGCCTTTTTGCGGACTGGGTGGGTTGTGTTTTAGTGCAACTTTTCCGATGATTACATGTTGTACTATAAACCAATGACCAAGTTGTATTATAATACAAGTGTAATACATATGTAGTACATGTGTATGTTGTATTGTATGACAACCTGCATGATGCATGATGACGCATGACATGTTGTATTATATGTCAACAGATTTGTTGTATTATTGTACAACCTAACAGATTGGTATCCTGTCCTGTTCTGTTGTATTAAAGTGCAACAAAATACCTGTTGATAACCCTGTTGATAACTTCTGATAAACCTGTGTGAAATGTAGCGGAAAAACCCCTATACGCGTGTATGGGCGCGCGTGCGCCTGTTTCCTTTACCACGTAAAGCGATTGTATTCTCACAGGTTGTTATATAGTACAACAAGGCAGTAACCCTCTCAACCCTACTTTTACCCTATACAAACCCTAATTACTCAAAAACCCTAAAAATATTTGCACTTTTTTCTTATTGATTATCAATGAGTTACAGCGATTTTAACGTTTGTTAACAAAATAAATTTGGATTGGAGATATGACCTTATCCTATCTTTGCAGTGTCAATCAATCGAGAGACAAACGTTCTTTGAAATATTGGATTACTAACTGAAACGCTGATGAGATTATATCAGATTCTACCTTTCGATAGGGGCGTTTCGCTAACAACTTAAAAACAAATAGTATGTACAAAGTAGCATTTCACCTAGGACGTGGCGCACATTTCATGCATTGGCAGATAAAGGATGACGCAGGTAACGTCACATACGTTAACCCTAACACACACTCATTAGTGTTAACAGGTTGCAAGCTCAAAAATCAGAAGTCATCTAGCTTGCGTATATTCAAAGGAGCAGATAAGCTAAGATGTGCTTGGGTTCAATTCGACAGCTATCAGGTTGTTGCGGCTACCACATTCACAGGTACAGCAGTTCAGTTCAACCCTAGAGTATCACCAACGTGGCGAGTTGCAGGAGTTGAGAATCAAGATGACAGAACGTTTAACACAATCAAAACCACAGGCAACCAAATGTATGCCTAAGCAAAACCGAAAACCACTCCATTTGCATATGCACAAGTCATTAATCACGTTTCACAACAGCAATTACGCTGGTAAAAACAAAAAAGTAGTAGTGAAGCAATTCAACGATGAAAAACACGAGGACAATTATATAGCTTACATGAAAAGATTGGGCTACATATTGGATGAAGTGTACGAAGTAAAGTAAACAATTAAACACACATAAAAATGAGCAATTCAGACAAAGCAATGAAGGTATTGTTAGGACTAGCAATGACCTTACTAATTACGGGTTTACTAATGTTGTCAGATAAGACAATCTTTGACGAGATGCTGATAGGTTTCTCCCTGTTCCTGACCTTAATAGGTCTTTCAATTCAAATAATAGACAATCAAATAAAATAAACAACATGAACACAATCACGTTAAACATCGGATTAAACAATAATCCTTTCAGCCTAGAGCAGGCAAAGCAGTGGCTATCTGATGGCTACTTATCAAAAAACATTCACGAGTACAAGTACACTCCGGACGGAATTTTTGAGGACAATCCGGAGCCTACCTTGATTGTAAGGTTCACCACAACAGCCTCTTTTGAGTACTTAATTGATATCTTAAAGGAACTTGATAAGATATTCACTCAGCAGTGCATTGCAATGTCTTGGGTTCAAATGAAGGACGGCATACAAACTACAAAAGAGACGCTGGTATACAGAGATGAGTTTGAAGGTGAGCGCTACGAATTTGACAGGAAGTACTTCATCTATTGGGAGCAGGTTAACTGATGAGTCCTATGTGGACGAAAGGATTAAATGTGGTATCACAGCCCGACAGGGTTCCTCTTAACCAATTAAACAAAACAAAAATGAATGTAGACAACATCATCGCATATGAGTCAGGGGAGCTGAACGATATGCAGACACTAGAGTTATTCTCAGAATTAATTGCAACAGGCTTTGCTTGGTCATTACAAGGTCATTACGGCAGGACAGCCTCAGCATTAATTGACAGGGGTTTAATCACCTCTGAAGGTCAGATAACAGAAGAGGCAATGGAATTAATTAATCAATAAACAAATAAACAAATGAAACAAGAAATCTTAGAAACAAAAGGCAAGTACTTCTCAGTGGTATTCACAAAGAAGGACAACAGCATCCGTAGAATGACAGCACGGATTGGAGTAAAGAAAGGAGTCAAAGGTGTGGGTATGAAATTCAACCCTGCTGATCATAATATGATGGTTGTATGGGATGCAGGGGTACAGGACTTCCGCATGGTCAACCTTTCTACTATCATCTCTTTCAAGTGCGGTGCAAAAGTTATTAACAATCGTCAAAGTGAAACAACTTTGATATAAATTTGTCGAACAATTAAACAAACAAACAATGAAAAAAACAATTTTAGCAGTAGTGATAATCGGGTTATTGTCATCCTGCGCCACAAGTGGGTATAACTATTCAGCCCATGCAAAAAAGAATAAGTCAGTCATGAGCAAGGCTCACAGCAGAAACGCAGGGCGAGACATGGTAAACTATCGTTGCACTAATAAACACTAAAACAATGAATAACAACATCACAATCAACAACGTGGAGCTGGCATCTGAGCTGGCTCACCTTGAATTGACAAGGTATTTTAACAGCCCTAATATGTTCATCATAGGTCATAATGGGGATACAAGGTACACTGATGAAATGCAGGAGACGTTCAACGACCTGTACGATATGTATCTAGACATCATAGAATCAACACAAATAAACAAATAAAGCAATGTACCTAGTATTCAAACAGGATGGAGCGTTCACCTCCGTAGTAAAGCGTGAAACATTGGAGTCAGCTATCAAGTCAGTCAATGCCTTTGCAGAGACGCATGACCTTACCTTGGAAATTGATGGGGATATCATTCAAGCAGTGGATGGTAATCGCATTCCGGAGACCAAGGCTTGGATAGAACTTGAGCCATACAAAAACGTGGAAGTTAAACAATAAACAAAATCAACATGAACAACATGATTGCAGTAACCCACAGCGGTGAAAAGAAAGTAGTCACAGACTACAAGGTAGTGAACCAAGGCAGTATAATGAATCCTGAAATGTACATTGACATCGTAGAGGTTGATGGTATATGGATAGAGGCAGACCTTTTCAGAACAATAACATTTGAAAGACATGGAGAATAAAGTAACGGCATACGGCTATCTGTTCGGGGAGCAGGTGGTCAGGGCATATGAGCTAACCAAGGATGCAGGAGTTGTAGACTATCTACTGAAGGATAGAACCTACGGAGAATATATATCGAGCGATATGTACTACAACACAACGATGCTACTGGAGGTGGCTAGAGAGTGGGACGGATGGTTCGTTCAGGTGGATGATGCCTTCATGAATGAGGTATTGGAAAAGGAAATAAAAAGAAAAAAATTAAATAAATAAAACAATGGAAACTATAGAAATCATGGTACATGAGCCTGCACAAAAACAGAAGGCAGGTAAACATTACACATCGGATACTCGAATTGTATCTGCGGCATTGAGTGTAAGTGGGGAGTATAGAGCAACAGGTTATGTGGAAACGTTATCGTCAGAGAGTAAAAGTGGGAAGGAGTATAATAGGTTTGGCATCTATGTGAATGGGAAATATGTAACAGCTAGAGGTCATTACGAAAAGGCTGTAGGTAAATTAATAACTGCAATGTATGCAGAGGGAGGTCGTCATGTTTAGCATAATGGTCAGCAGGTATGATGCAAGGAAGAACAGCTATGTGCCGACATCGGTAGAGGCTAATATTGTGGGAAGTCAGGCGATGTACACAAGGTTCTTCAGGAAATGGAAGTCAGAGTTTAGCGTGGAAGAGGATGGTGAGTATCAGGTGATGTTGATTGATGGGGATGATGATAATGTGATGGACTCTTTTTATTGCAATGACATTGACTTCATATGAACAAGGCATGGTTAAGCATCAGGATTGGAGCGTTTGTACTCCAGTCCTCGGTGCGCCTTGGCATGATGGCAGGGTATTCAGTAGCACATTTAATATTTAAGAAACGATGAAAAGGAACGTACACGAAATAACATCAATACTACTTCCCATCTTTATGTTGATTGGGGTAGTGGGGGTGGACTTCAGGATTGATCCGATGAAGTGGATTGCATTGGCAGGACTAAGCATATCATTTTTAATCTTATTAATCACAAGGAAATGAGAACAATCAAATTAACAGAGGACGAGGTAAAGACATTATTTCGCCTCATCTATCACCAGACATCTAACTTAGACCATAGGCTGGCAGATATCCGCAAGGAGAGAATGTATTCAGTCGAGAAGTTTATCATGGACGAGATAAAGGTATTGGACGGCATTGGAAAGAAGATGATGCATAGTAAAGCAACGGAGGTGCAGGATGATGATGCGTATTGATTCTTGTGCGTTCCATACCTGCAATAAACCATGCAGTGTGGACTTGAAAAAGTGTGGGGGTTGTACCTGCCACAACATGAACTGGTCAAAGCTAGAAAGCGGTAGCACGTTAACAAAAAAATTAGAAATCTATGAGCCAAAATCAATTAAGAGTGACGTTATCACAAGACAATCCAAGAGACGGAATGGATATAAATGAGTGGTACAAATACATTCACTCCTTTGAAAATTCACGTCTCAAAGTTGAAAGAACCAACGATGATAGTAAAAAAGACTGATAGTCAGTGTTTTAGTTTGTTTGTTTAGTTGTTTAGTACTTGATAGGTTAAGGGGTGTAATTGGTTGATAATCAATTCACTCCTGCTTATTAAGTTATTAAATCAGAGACAAATCAAATGAATACACTAGTAATACGAATGTAATAAGAAACTAAAAAACATAAAACCATGAACACAGAAAAAGAAGTAGAGCAACTAAAAAAGATTGTTGTAGAAGAAATTAATGCCTTCATTATTGACTCCAGAAGGATAGAGTGGGATGATATCCCCAAAAGAAATAAACAAGCTGTATACGTCAAAGCAAGAACGCTAATGGCAGTACTACTAAAAGACCTGATCGGGATGAGGTTGGTGGATATCGGGAAGATCATCAAGCGTGACCATAGTGCGGTTACTTACCTATGCAACAATGCACACGTTACGTTGTACAACTCAGAGAAGAGTTATCGTCAGGTGTATGACAACATCATCAGCAGATTTCTTGGGATGAAGTCGGGTTCTGACTACATTACTTACGACCTACGTCAGTACTTGGTGAAGTTGATGTCTCTGGAGGACGTGATGAGGGAGATGAAGACAGAGCTTGTTAACTTACTATCCGGAGAGGTGGACAAGGAGAAGGAGAAGGTAAGGATACAAAAGCAGAAGTTACTCAAGGAGTTGTTGGTACTAGAAAAGAATGTTTAACTTTGCGACATGAAGATAATAGTAGTAACAATGGTTGTGATGTTCATTTGGGGTTTTATATTTATTAAAAACAACGATGACAACGATGACAACCTAGCAATTTAATTAATACATTTGTATATGGCACAATCTAAGCGCAACACATTAGCCGGAACTAAGACCGGAACTAGCAGGTCTGCAAAGTATTTTCAGAACAATCCTGAGGCTCGTGAGAAGAAGAATGAGTACAACAAGAAGTATCATTCAACTGATGAGCGTAAGGCTTATCGTGCAGGTCTAAACAAGGCTAACAAGGATGCTGGAACATACGGTAAGATGTCAGCTATGAAGAAGGATAGAAGTCACACTAAATCTGGAAAATTAGTTTTGGAAAGCAGGTCGAAGAATAGATCTAGAAATGGTAAAGATGGTAAGTCATCCAAGAAAGGTTAACAAACTGTTTAAAAAGTTTTTATTGATATAGTTGCTATTCATAAATAGATTGCTATATTTGCTTCGTTCTTTTCACAAAAAAAACACCCCTCCCTATTGTGGGAGATCATAGCGATGATGTACCATGATGGGGAGAGTTGTTTTAAGTGAAATAGAATTACGGTTTTGCCTGTTTTTATACCGTGTCAGGTAACTATAATTAACTGATGAATAAAAGCAATTGTGAAAAGAACCATCACATCAATTTGGTATCGGTGAATAACTGAGAGATTTGTTGAGTGATGAATAACATTGATAACATAAATCTACGCAATACTCAGGGGGGTAACGTAGTGGTGAAGGGAAACTAAAGACCTATCAATGCCAGAGCCTGACTGGAACTTTTGGACAATGAGTACTTATCAATTATAGATAAAGAGATAAGTAAATGTGAGTAATATCTTTATTCACCTGAACCCCCTCTATGCACATAATCAAAGTTTATTAAAACAATTAATTGTTAGTAATTTTTATTACAAATATTTGCAGAATTAGTTTTCTGTTAGTATTTTTGTGTCCTAAAAACAAGGTGAGGATGAATATAATTAAGTACTTAGTGGAGAACTTGGATAAGTTTAACATTAGCGCAATGGCTGAGGCTGTTGACATGAGCCGTAGCAAGGTTCAGAGAAGGTTGGTTCAGGGTAATTGGACTGACGAAGAGGTAGCAAACATCGAAAACTATTTCAAAACAATAAGCAATGACATCGCTAAAATTTACAACGAGGGTTAGAGACTCTCACACAAGGAGCATTAAGACTCATTTCGCTATGAAGCAGAATGATGTCGACAACGATCCATTTAATGCAATCGTACATTGGACAATGAGCATAGAGGTAAGAGAGTGGGGGTTGAAAAGTATTCACACCTCCATTGATCAGGTTGTCGCAGAGATTGAGTACACCGTCTATGATGAGTCGGATGAGCATGGAGAGATTACTGAGAATGGAATCTTACTTATCGACTCGCTAAATGATGGTTGGAAGATTGAGGATAGACTGGAGATGAGGGAAGACTTTTGTTCTCCATCCTATGTAATGATTGACTTTCAGACTAAGACAATCGAGGTTGAGTAAACAAGAGCTTATACTCAGAGCGCACAAGGTTGTTGAGTATTTTGCTAAGACAAAGAAGGATGCAAGGTCAATAGCCATGGTGTACAAACCAGAACGCTATCGTTCAATGATGAAGGTGTTCAGGGCGAGTTGCTATGTCTTTAACGAAAGGGACATTGCAGACTGGGAAGAGATTATCAAAACAATTAAAACACAAGAAAGATGCAAACAGAAGTCACAAAGGTGAGACGAGCCAAGAGGGTTACGTCTCATGTAGTCGAGAAACGAGTCAGTCGTGCTGATAAATTAAAGTACATATTTGAACTGAAGAAGACCGTCATGGAGTCGTTGCAGAGATGCGGACTAGAGGTCAAAGATGGTTACTTGCCATACGCAAAGCAGTTCGAGTTGTTGTTCATGGTGATAGAGCCTGATCTCAAGAACAGACGCAAGAGATTGCGTAGGATTATATCCGGAACTCCGACAATAGATGACGCATACTGGGTTGAGGTGTTGGATAGGTATTCAAGAGAGGTTAGGGATATATCCCTGCACTACTGCTCGGTCAATTTCAAATCAAATAAATTGAAGTAATATGAGCGACAAAAAACAAACTAAAATTGATGTAGCAATTAATGACACAAAACTTAGGCTGAATCACGTTGAGCAAGAAATAATGCTTATGATTAGAGAGAAAGAAACGCTAAAAAAACAGCTTGATTCTTTGGAAACAATACGTGATTCAAATCACTATGAGTAGCCTTGCACATAACGTTATCGGGCTTGGCGAAGGTGGGCTTGTAGGATGCTCAATTTTAGCAGAATGTGTCTGCCCACTTTTGCCAAACCCGTGTTATGTGTAGTTGCGGTTATTTACCGAAAATGTTGATTTGAAAACGAATAGAAAACTTTTATTAAAATGAGCGAGGGAAAATTAGATAAAACAAAATGCGAAATACGAACTTGTAGGTTTGCAGATATTCGCCATATTTTTGAGGAATACCATTATAAAAAAGGTGCAATGGGTGGAGGAATAAGCGTATGTTTTGCAATGTTTATAGATGGATTACTTGTAGGTGGTAGCGTAATGGGAAAACCAAGACACGAAAAGAAGTATAAAAACTGCATTGATATTAGAAGAATGGCTTGTTTAGACGATGCACCTTGCAATAGTGAAAGTTGGTTTTTATCTCAAATTATAAAGTGGTGTGCAAGTAATACGGATTACAACTATGTTTTGAGTTATTCAGATAAAACAGTAGGGCATAGCGGAACGATTTATAAGGCTGCAAACTTTAAAAACATAGGAGAAACAACACCGACAAAATATGTAGAATGGAAAGGCAAAACATACCACCCAAGAAGTTTGAGTATTGAAAGACCATACTCTTATGAATTGAGAGAAGCGGTTAAAACAGGAGATGCGATAGTGCAAACTGGATTACCGAAAATAATATGGCTTTATGAAATAAGTAATAAGTTGAAACGTAAAAAAAAGAGCGTGGGAGATTTTAATAAAAGTTTTCTTCAACAAACTCTCTTTTGAAAACGAATGATAGCAATTACACATAACATCTGAATACACGCAATAAATTGACAATTAAAAAATAAAAATTATGAGCAACAAAAAACAAAGTAGTATAGACTGGTTGTATAGTAAAATGTATGAGCATCGCGGTAATATAACTATTGAAGAATTTGAACAAGCCAAAGCAATGCACAAGAAGGAGATTGCATTAGCTTTTAATATTGGTGAGCATGAAGGTTTTATACAAAAGAACGCAAGAAATGGTACTGAATACTACAACGAAACATTTGGAGGACAAGATGAACGAGATAGAAGTATTCCGGAATAGACTAAAGAAGATAGGTATAGAACTAGAACTCTTTGGTAATGTTCCTTGGATATACATAGACAAAGTTAATGGTAACAAGGTAAGTCGGGAAGACTACAATGCTAACCACGGATATAACTTTGCTTGGTATCCTGTAAGGAATGGTGAAGAACCTCATCTTGATTGGTCAGCCATCAAAAAAACATTTGAAGTAATAAGAAAATACAAATAAATTATGAGTAACAACGAACAAACAAAGTACAACAAGATTGAAGGGATTAACTTCTCTCTCTTGAAGGAGTATCACAAGTCCCCTATGCATTTCAAGTATGCTATCGACAACCCTAGACAATCTACCGATGCTCAGACACTGGGTACATTGGTACACAGCATGGTGTTAGAGCCTCACACGATTGATGATGACTTCACTGTGATGGATATGTCTAAGCGTCCTGATCCGACAAAGGACTTTCGTTCACAAGAGAATAAGCTGTGGAAGCAGCAACTTATCGAAGAGTCTGCCCATCACAACAGAGCGTTAGTAGACGTTGATGTATATGCTCAGGCAAAGTTGATGGCTGACAGCGTTCTATCCAATCCGGTAATCAAATCATTGATTGATAGGGCTACCATTGAGAGGGGTATCATGTGGACTGATCCGGTGACTAAGCTAAAGTGTAAGGGTAGACCTGATGCCTTCATCGAGGAGAAGAACCTTATCATTGACCTAAAGACTACTATATCAGCTCATCCTAGCGATTTTCAGAAGTCTATTTGGAACTACCGATACCATGAACAGGCAGCGTTCTATTCGATGGGTTTAAAGGCTTTATATGGCACGGATAAGTTTGACAAGTTTCTGTTCATAGCTGTGGAGAATAAAGCTCCGTATTGCTCAGCTACTTACTTCCTTTCCCCTAACGCATTGGATGTTGGTTGGGTTACTTGCCAGTCACTATTAAACCTGCACAAGAAGTGCGTAGATGCTAACGACTGGAGTCAAGGGTATGAGGTATTGGCTGACCACAAGTCGGGTATCATGGACCTCGATCTTCCAGCCTATGCGTACAAGAAACAAGAGGATGATGAACTCACAGAAAAGTACTAGTGTATATACAAGTGTATTTCATTAGTAAAAATTATGTATCAGTTTTGTATCATCGGTAGGAAAATGAAAATGAAAATGAAAATGAATATATATTTAGTAATGTATTTTAACAAAAAATATTTTTCATTACACAGCTAATTAATTAAATTTGTAAAAAAATAAAAAGATGATAGTAGCAATTACAATCTTGTCAATTTTAGTGGGAGTACTAACCTTGGCTACGTTAATTTTAAGTAAGCAGTTGAAGGACTCTATTGAGAACATCGAGTCTTTGAACATCATGATGAACGCATTTCACGACTCTTACACAAGTCGCATCATCGAGATGGAGATGGATATCGAGAACTTAATGGAAGAAGTCGCAGACGCAAACCTATAATCAAATCAACATGAAGAAAACAAGAATCAAAGTTACAGACAACGAGATGTTATCTATCGTTATTGGATCAGACAACGAGCTGATGTTCATTGACATCATTGACAAGGGAGATGTTCAAGAATTGGACGTTGAGTACATGGAAGAGTTCAAGGAAGACCAGGGTATAAATCCTTTCTTAGTGAACAAGGAAGTGTTTGGTCAGATTATCAAGATGGGGATGATCCCATATATGCACAGCTTTATCGAGAACAACTACGGTATTAGTCTTGATGGGGTAGCTGAAATGAGTGATGAGGAAAGAGCTGATGAGATTGATAGACGTATCCAAGCGAAGATGACATTCACAAAACAAGATGACAATTCAATAAATTAAATTATGAGTACAGAAAAAACAACAACTGCGGTGTCAACCGTTAAGCAAGAAATGCAAAAGTTCGAGGCCCAAATGAAGGGTTATGAGGACACAATCATGAAGTTAGTAGGTAGCAAGTATGGAGTTAGTCCAGACGAGTTCGCTATCAGCGTTATGACGGCTGTAAAGAAGTCTCCCAAGTTGCTACAATGCGACAGAGCTTCTTTGTTTGCCGCTGTTTTGGTTTCCGCTGAATTGAAGCTACGTTTCAACACTCCAGAGGGGTTTGCCTACGTTATTCCATACGGCAAAGATGTTCAGTTCCAAATCGGTTACAAGGGACTAGTGGAGATTGCATACCGCAACCCACGAGTAAAGAGCATCTATGCCGGTGTGGTTTACAATGACGAGGTTGAGGCAGGTAAGTTCAAGTACTCTCGTGGTTTAAACTTGGTGCTAGAGCATGACCCGATTATGAACCGTACACCTGAGCAGGAGAAAGCTAAGCGAGTGCATTGTGCATACGCTGTGATTAAGCTAGAGGGTGCTGATCCAATCATCGAGGTGTTGGATGGTAATCAACTTAACAAGATTAAGTCATTGTCTAAGGCAGGTTCGTCAGGATCTTCTCCGTACAACAATGGTACTGACGTAGCTGACTGGATGTTCAAGAAAGCGGCTATCAAGCAGGCATTGAAGACTGTTCCAAAGCAGGGTGTGAGTGAGATTGCTCGTGCAGTAGAGCTTGACGATAAGTTGTCAACCGGTGGAAGAGCGAGAATGAGTGACGACAATGAGGTGGTGATTGAGGAGGTTGAGTTTGTTGACATGAGCGAAGCTAAGGATGACATAATTTCGTAACAAATTTCATAGTATATTTGTGACATGGATGAAATGGAAAAAAAGGAACCTGAGACTAAACTCTTGGGTTCCATTTCCCCTAACAAGGGACATAGATTGTTTCAGTTGGATACTGAGACTGGAGAGGTAACAGAGGCTCACGTTGAGGGGAAACTTGTGGAGATGCCTGACGGAAGGAAAGAGATCAGGAAGCAGGTATTCATCCGTGAAAAGTTTCTATACATATCTGCATTAAATAAAAAGAACGCCATCAAGCGATTTGCAAGGATGGCTCAAATGATTAATAACGAAAACACACAAAGCAATGAAACCATTGGGGAAGATGATCAAGATTAAGCCTGACTTAATTGAAAGGTCAAACACTATTCACACGTTAGGAGAGGCTAAGTTTGGCAACACCGGAATGATTATAGACCTTGGTCCAGAGGTGACTGAGTTTACGTTGGGTCAGCGTGTTCTTTTCAAGAAGTGTACACAGACCGATGAGGATGATATCAAGTTCGGTTATATCCACGAGGATGATGTTCTTGGGATTATGACTTCTGACTTGTAAAAATTAATGAAACTACGTTTAAGTATTTAGTGCTGGTTTAATTATCTTTACTAAAAATATACTACGATGCCTAATAATGGGATTATATCAAGACAAGCAGTTATACCAGATGAATTTAAAGTAGCTACAACTACTGAGTTCAATAACGAAACAGATGTTGTTATTTTAAATAAAGCTTTAACAGGTAGTAAAGTTGAGCAGAAGGCTGTGACTCTTAATCAATTAGCTGGAATGATTGGTGGTGGAGAGGCTGGTCCTCAAGGTCCAATGGGTCCTGCTGGTCCTGCCGGTCCTGCTGTACCTTCTGGTTTAGATTGGAGAGGTGCGTATAATAATTCAACAGCATACGAGTTAAATGATGTAGTTACTTGGGTAAATCCAGACACTGATATTTTAGGCAGCTATTGGGTTACTGCAACAGGTGGTGTTACTGGAGTTTCTCCTACAAATGGAAGTGGTGTAATCAACACAGGATGGGCTTTCTTAGCTTCTCAAGGCCCTCAAGGCCCTGTTGGTCCTGCTGGTCCACAAGGTAATGTTGGCCCTCAGGGTCCTGCTGGTACTGCGACTTTGCCTTATTCTGAGTTTTCAACTAGATTTGCAATGGCTGGATCATCAATGCCTCCATCTCCTTCATCTTTTATTATAGGTAGTGCGATAAATCAATTTGGTTTAACAAGTACTAATGTTGGTATAAGTCAATCAGCTCCTGGTATGTTAAATATAACATTTCCAGCAGGTACGTTTAGTTTAGCATCAGCTAAAAACGTATTAACAATATCTCAAGATGTTGATAGTTCATGGAATGGAAATAGATTATGGATGGTTAAATTTGTTATGCAAGGATTTGCTTCTACTCCAACAATTTTTTTACAAGTATTTATGTGGGATGGAACAGCGTGGGTAACAAATTTTACAGAAACTGTAGCTCTTAGATTAACATACAGAAAATATAACTAATACGATATGCCTAATAACGGAATAATCTCTAGACAAGCGGTAATACCAAATGAATTTTTGGTTGAGTCTGCTGATCCTACTGATTTGGTTATTATTAATACACCAACTACAGGAAACAAGGTGCAACAAAAAGCTGTACCTGTTTCTGCATTAGGAGGTGGAGGTGCTGCACCATACTATTCTTTTGTATATAGATTGCATTTGTTACCGAATCTTTTAGATGATTCAACAACTATTTATAATAGTTTCCCAGGTGAATACGATTTGTCTGTTGCTGTTGAACCTGGAGCAACTATCAATGATCTTGTTGCTGTTAACATTATTGATAACAATGACGTTGCTAATTTTAATGTAGCAAGTGTAACTATTGATAGCTACACATCTAGCAGAATACACCTTCATGAAAAATCAGCTTCCGAGATTCAAATTAAAGTACCTAGCCTTGCTAGTGGTGGGCAAGGAGCTGGCTTTTTAATTGATCGATATGTAAATGTAGAAATTAAATACTATTATAATTTTTAAATATGAAATACTCTAGTAAAACCACAAAGAAAGCCATGCCTAAAGTTAAGGGTGGTAAGGGAATGAATCCTAATAAGATTGTTTCTAACCCATCAAAAGCCGCCAAAAGTGGTGGAAAATGCTAGATTTGGCGAAATATAAAATAGATGGCTAAAGCTACTTCATCTAATAAAGTTACATTCGGGACTAGAAAGCCTGGTAAATATATCAAGCGCAAGTCTCCTAAGGATAAGAATGTTAAAAAGTCAAGAGGTCAAGGATAATGGCTAAGAAAGAAATGATTAAACGAGCTGACGGATCAATGTCTCAGAGAGGTCTTTGGGACAATATCCGTGCTAATAAAGGTTCTGGAAAGAAGCCTACCAAAGCTATGCTTTCGGCTGAGAAAAAGATTAAGGCTAAAACTAAAAAGAAAAAGTAATGGCTAAGTCAGCAGCATGGACTCGAAAGGAAGGTAAGGACCCTAAGGGTGGATTGAACGCCAAGGGTAGAGCTTCATATAATAAAGCTACCGGTGGTAATCTTAAACCTCCTGCTCCAAAACCAAAGACAGAGAAGGATGCTAAGAGAAGGAAGTCTTTTTGCGCTAGATCTGCTGGTCAAATGAAAAAATTCCCTGATGCTGCCAAAGATCCTAAAAGTAGATTGAGATTAGCTAGAAAGGCATGGAATTGCTAAGTAAAGAATGTACTAAATGTAAGGAAATAAAACCACTAACAAGTGAGTTTTTTCCATTACACAATAAAACTAAATCAGGTTTTGATAGTTGGTGTAGATCCTGCCGAAGTAATTATAGAACTCAAATTAGAAGAGGTAATTACAGGAACATGATAAGTGATGAAGATTTAAAAAATTTAATCGAAACTACTAAAGAGTGTACTATATGTGGGTCTGAAGAAAATTTAGTGGTTGATCATTGTCATAAAGATAATATCGTAAGAGGTATGTTATGCAATCATTGTAATAGAGGTTTAGGTCACTTTAGAGATGACCCAGAATTACTTGAATTTGCTAGAATTTATTTATTAAATTATTCTGATGACACCTCTGAGTCTGATGACTATTTGAAAGTTAATCAATGATAAAAGTAAGATTCTTTAACCAAGACGATTATCACAGAAAGGAAGGGTTGCTTGATTTCAATGCAGCTCAGTCTGGATATTTTCTACATTGGGGAGTATACAATAGCAACACCGTAGCATACGTTAGAAACATTGACGGTAATGTTTATATGGTATTCCCTGAATGGATTAAGTTTGAAGAAGATCCAGTTGGTATATTGGTGTCAAGGTTAACTGATCTATTCCACAAGATTGCACCTGAAGAGAAGCTTGAGGAGATGAAAGCAATCATAAACAAATACATTTCTTAATGCCAAGAAAAGCTAAGGCTACATACAAGGGCGTAGTAAAGAGAAGCTTCACAAAGAGAAGTACATCAGGTAAGATTAAATCAACCAAGCAATCTGTAGATGGTATTAAGTTCGCCTCCCAACTTGAAGCCTTCACATACAAGAAGCTAAAAGAGGCAGGATTGGATTTCGATTACGAGCCAAGAAGCTATGAGATATTCCCAGGGTTCACATACCCAGGAGATACTTGGGAGCAGGTAGGTAAGAAGCCTGATCTTGAAAACAAGGGGATGAAGAAAGTCCTACCCATAACATACACCCCTGACTTCGTAGCCAAAGATGAGTCTTGGTTCTTAGAATGTAAGGGCTTCGCAAATGAAAGGTTCCCATACGTTTGGAAGATGTTTAAGAAGAGGATGAGTGGTAAGAAGAACGCACCACTATTGTTCGTCCCAAAGAACCAAAAGCAGGTTCAGTTCTGTATCGAGGAGATACTAAAGCTAAATTGTTAATAATTTTTATCGAATTTATTTTCAGAATTATTTATTCTGACCTATATTTGCGTCAACAATTAAATCTTATGAGTAAAATAAAAACAATCAGGGAGTGGTTTGACCTTCTTCCAGACAATGGTTTGAGAGAGATGGTTCTCAAGAACACGAGTGACAGAAAACTTAGATTAGGCACAGGGGACTTAGCTACTGCATTGGAGTTAGCTTTCGACTGGAACAAGACAGCACCGGACCGAGCATTTTGGGAGGGGATACATGAGAGAGCTGTGAATGGTTTCTATGAGTTGAAGTATGGAACCCCATCGGTTACATTAACTGCTGTGATGGAGGACTTGAAGTTAAGAGAGATGAGAGGTCTTGGTAAGTATTATACTACAGTAGATCGTTCTGATTTAACCTTAGAGGATTGGCTTCAGCACGCATACGAAGAAGTGTTAGATGAGGCTATGTACTTGAAGAGAGCATTAATCAAAATAAGAGAAGGGAAATGAGTGACAAGAGATTACAAACAGCTAAGGATATCATTAACAAGATGATGGAGATTGCTGGATATGACGTAACCTTTGATGACCTTGTAAAGGAAGAAGAGGGTTGGTATGCTCGTTACACAATGACTCAGAAGCAGAACGATGAGTGGAAGGAATGGAGTATGAAGAAGCTAATGAAGGACAGAGGGATGACGAAAAGAAAGGCTGAGTACGAGATGAGTATGATGGACCTTGCTTATGGGTTGAGGATTGATGAAGATGGTTTCCGTTCTTTACCAGAAATATCTGAAAATGGAAATGAACAGATTTAAAGGGTTTTACTGAACAGATTAGTAAAGGCCCTAAATACTGGGGTTTATCTTCAAGTAAAAAGTAATTGTACCTCTCACTCAGTAATGAGCGCCAGGAGAGAGTCCCTTGCAGGTGTGATATCCACTATTGCAAGTAGCTGTGTTAGGTGGGAGACTGCGCTATCACGCATCACCAAGCTAAAGTCGGGTGTATGTGTTGTTCCCTTGAGAAAGGAGTACGCTAAATCATAATTTGAAAGATAAAGTTTATGTACAACACAGAGGACTTCTCATCCTTAAACATAGTCAGGTAGCTCAAGTGGTTAGAGCAGTTACTTATTAGGATGTGTACAGTCCGCCCGAAAAGAAAATAAGTAAAAGATGCATGGATCGTTCCTGTCCTGACTACAAACTTTAAAACAAAACAATATGCCGGACATTAGTCTATGTAAAAACTATCTCTGCCCATTGTCGGAGAAGTGTTACAGGTTTACAGCACCGCCTGATTCTTATAGGCAATCATACGCTGCATTTGAACCTGAGTCAGACGGAACGTGTTTGTACTTCATAAACACCGACAAATGAGTAAGAAATATCAAATAGAATTATCAGAAGATCAAATGCGATTAATCATTGATTGTCTTGATGATGTTGGAAGATTTGCATCAGGTCAATGGAAGTTAAGAAATACTATTGAAGAGATGGTAAAAGGCTTACCATTCGATGAGCAAATAAAAAGACGTGATGAAGCTGAAGAATTGTTAAGACAAGCTAAACGAATATTGCTTCCTGACTTTGTAGATAATCAAAGTTTTGGATATAATAGTACTGAGTTTATTGGTAACTGCTATCAAATATCAAGAACAATGTTATATCAATTAGCTATGGACCATGACTGGGATAATGTTTATTCTTCTCCAGCTTTACCAAGTGGTACAATGGGAACAATTAAAATTAAAAAGTTGTGAGTAATGAAGAAGTGCTTTGGATGTAACCGCAAGTTCCCCTTGTTTATGTTCGGTAAGGATAAGATGAAATACCAACGTCCTAGCGATCAGGGAAGAGTGAAGTGTTGCAGGATATGTAACTATAAAACTTGGTCGAAGTATATGGAGGCTTGGATGTTCAACTACAACACAGGTAGATTCAACAGGGTGCAATTTAAAAACAAATGGGAAGTAATTAAACAAGTGATAAAATGAAAAAACAACTAAAACAAGTAGA